CGAGTCAGAAATCATGAGTAGGTTTTTTGATGCAGTATTCGGAGAAGGTTCTGCAGATAAAATCTTTACTGCTAAACATGATCTGACAGAAAGAACGAAAGCAGTTAAGAAGCTTTATTCTATCAGAGATTCACAGTTAGCAGATCATGAAAAGAGAGTCAATGAACTGTCTAAGATGTTAGGAGTTGAATGATTAGAAGAGAACTCCCGGTGTCAGTGGATATCGGGAGTAAAACATATAAGATCGATGCTGATTTCCGAACGATCATGAATGTTGAAGGGATTATTTTTGGAAAAGAAGTTACCGATGGCCAAAAGAAGTTTGCAGAAGAAATGATGAAAGAGATTGATATTGAAGAAAAAGATGCGATCGCAAATGCAAAATATTATGATGCACTAAAACTTTTTTACAGAAACAATGTTCCGGATGATCTGGAAGAAGCTATGGAAAAAATGCTGTGGTTTTATTCCTGCGGCAAGGAAGATGAACAATCCAAAACGAAAACAAAGAAAAAAGTGATCAGTTTTGAATATGATTTTGATTATATCAATGCAGGGTTTATGCAGGATTATAAGATTGATCTGTTCGAGGTTGATTTTTTGCACTGGTGGAAGTTTATGTCATTGTTTAGTGCCCTTCATGATGATTGTAAAATCTGCGAGATCATTGGGTATCGCGGGGCAGAGTTAAAGAATTTTGACAAAGAACAGAGAAAAAGGATAAGGGAGATGCAAAAGATCTATGCACTTCCGGATGATATAAGTAAAGAAGAGAAGAAGAGACAGGATGAGATAACACAGATACTGCTAAATGGCGGTGATCTGTCAGGAATATTGTGATAAGAGAAGCGAACAGGCGAGAGCTTGGATCTGCAGGTTGAGCACCCAGGACGTCAAATAGCTTAGAAACTTTAGATTTTTAGGTATTTGACGAGGTGAAGACATGGCAGATGGTACAGTTACAATAGAAACCAAACTGGATAATTCTGGTGCAGAAAAAGGATTAAATGATCTTAAGAAAGAGGTTGAATCTTCTTCTAAGAGTACAGCACAGGAGATAGATAAAGCTTCTGATCAGGCGCAAAAGAGTGTAGAAGAAGTTGCTAAGTCAGCAGAGAAAACTGGAAAACAAGTAGAAAAGAGTGCAAAGGATTCAGCATCGAAAGCAGGACAGGCAGCAAAGCAAGGAGCTGATACTGCAGCAAAAGGAACAGAATCCGCATCTACAAAGATGCAGCAGTCTCATAAAAAGGTAAAGGAAACTGCAAAAGAAAGTGCAGATGGCGCAAAAAAGTCTTGGGAAGAATCTAATCAAAGTACAGTAGCAAGTACAGAGAGCGCAACATCAAAGATGGCCGAATTGATGAAAAAATCTGCAGCAGTAATTGGAGTTGCATCTGTGGCGGCCGCAAAAAAGACGATCGATGTAGGTAAGTCTTTTGAAGCAGGAATGAGTGAGGTTCAGGCAATCTCCGGAGCATCTGGAAAAGACCTGGAAAAGCTATCTGCAAAAGCAAAGCAGATGGGGGCTACAACAAAGTTTTCTGCTACAGAATCTGCCACAGCACTTAAATACATGGCTATGGCCGGATGGAAAACAAACCAGATGGTTTCCGGATTGTCTGGTGTTATGAATTTAGCTGCAGCTTCCGGAGAAGACCTTGGAACAGTATCCGACATTGTAACAGACTCAATGACTGCTTTCGGATTGAAAGCAAAGGATTCTGGACATTTTGCAGACGTACTAGCGAAAGCATCGAGTAGTTCTAACACCAATGTTGCAATGATGGGAGAAACCTTTAAGTATGTTGCACCATTGGCTGGATCCATGAAATATAGTATCGAAGATACAGCTACAGCAATTGGACTGATGGCGAATGCCGGAATCAAAGGAAGCCAAGCAGGTACATCTTTGAGATCTATCATTACGCGACTTGTCAAACCTCCAAAAGATGCAGCTACAGCATTAAATGCGCTTGGTATCAGTACAACAAAAGCTGATGGATCAATGAAGCCACTTCGTGAAACGATGGCAGAATTGAGAGAAAAATTTTCTGGATTAACAGAAAGTCAGAAAGCTTCTTATGCTTCAAGCATTGCAGGACAGGAAGCGATGTCAGGCCTGTTGGCAATCGTTAATGCATCTGATTCTGATTTCAACAAATTACAAAAGGCGATTGATAATTCTTCTGGCGCAGCAAAGAAACAGGCCGATGTTATGAACAACAATCTGCAAGGAGCATTGTACGACCTCGGATCAGCAGCAGAGTCTGTTGGAATCGGCATTTATGAAGATATCAAAACGCCGCTAACAAAGGCTGTCGGTGTTGGAACAGCACAGTTAAGGGTTTTATCTAACAAATTGAAAAAAGGTGGAATAAAAGAGATTGTTCCGAAGGAAGCGATAAATACTGTTGAAAATCTTGGGAAAGTGGCTATGGTAGCCGGCAAAGGTGGAGTAAAAGTATTGGCCATTTCTACAAAACTGCTTGGAGATAACATGGGTGTAGTTATTCCACTTGCGACATCATTCATGGGTGCTTGGACAGGAGTTAAAGTTTTCAACACTGCATCTAAAGGAGTTACAGCATTAACTACAGCTTTTAGCGCCTTAAAAACAATGGAGCAGGCAAATGCGATCACTTTAGTGGCACAGCAAGGTGGCTTGACTGCACTGCAGACAGTCGTTGGAATCTTTACAGGTAAGATTTCTCTTGCGACAGCAGCAACAGGAGCTTTTAATGCAGCATGTACAGCACTTGGCGGTCCAATAGGTTTAGGAGTTGTTGCAGTAGGTGCTTTAGTAGCAGGAGTCGCAGCATACACACTGACACAGAAAAAAGCAGTTACAGAAGCAGATCGATACTATTCTTCTTGCACAAAACTCAAAAAGAAACAAGAAGAGATGGCGGCATCGATCAAGAGCTTACATAAAGAAAATCAGAAAAATGTGGATTCTACACGTGCAAATGGTGTTCAGGCAGATCAGCTGTATCAGAGATTAACAAAACTGATGAATGTTGAGCATAAAAGCGCCGGAACAAAAGCACAGATCGCGAGTGTTGTTAAGCAGTTAAACGAATTATTACCTGGATTGAATCTTGAGTATGACAAAGAAGCAGATAAGCTAAATAAGTCCACTTCTGCGATCAAAAAGAATATTGCAGCGCTAAAAGAACAGGCAATGGCTAAGGCTTACCAAAAAGGGATGGAAAGTGCCGCATCCAAAGTAGCCAAAGCTGACATTGAAAATGAAAATGCTATTAAGAAAAAGACAGAAGCAACAAACAAATATAATGCCGCTGTTGAAAAAATGAATCAGGTTACCGCAAAGGTAAGCCAAGGGAAGATAACAACAAGCAGTGATGAGTATAAGAAAGCTTCTAATGATCTGACAAAATACTATGATGCAATGATGACAGCCAATAAGGCTGTTGAGCAGAGCGGTAAAAACTTAAATGCAGCGCAAAAAGAACTGACCGCATACACAGATAAATATACGGCTCAGACAAATTATACAGAGTATCTGAAATCCTTAGATGATCTGGCCAAACAGGCAAAGATTAAAGCGAGCGATATCCCGAAATCAGTTGGAGAGGGAATTAAACAAGGTGTTTATGCGAATCCAACTTCCGGAAAAGAATTAAAGAGCTTGATCAAATTAGATAATCTGGTTAATTCCGATCAGTTGGCCAAGATGCAGGAACAGGGAATGAAAATTCCACAGTATCTGTCAAAAGGAATTTCTGATGGATCCATATCATTTAAGAGTGCTGCAAAACAGATGCAGAATGCGATCAATTGGACTGATCTGATTCAAAAAGCAAAGGATGCAGGTGTTAAAGTTCCTGATAGTGTGGCACAGGGAATTAGTTCTGGACAATATGCGGTTCCTACGTCTGTGCAGGCAGTAAAAAATCTTGTCACGTTCGAAGATCTGAAAGCTAAGGCACAGCAAGGTGGTATACAGGTACCGGACTATTTAGCAAATGCAATCACATCTGGTAGTGGAAAGCCAAGGGAAGCAGCAGCCGCATTAAGTCGTATGATTTCTTTCCAGGAAGCAATAACAAAAGCAGGAATTGATGGATCTAAGATTCCAACAGAACTTGCAACGAAAGTTGCACAAGGAAAGACGCCAGTTCAAGATGCAATCAAAGAACTAACAAAGATAGACTTATCCGGAGATCAGAATGCATTTGGTCTTACAAAAGCTATTGATAGTACAGCGCAAAAGACAAAAAGCCAGGCAACAAAGATAAAAAACAGTTTAAAAATCGGCAAGGTAGATAATTCAGCTGCAGCAAGCTCGTTTGATGCTATTGCAACCAAAACAGGAAAAGCAGCTACTACAGTTAAGAAAAATAGCACAGCAATCAAAAAAGCAAGTAAGATTACTGCTACGAATAATTCAAGTGCCGGAGTTCAATCGTTTAATAGTTATTTATCTTCTTTTTCAAAAGGATCTGGTAAAGCAAAATCAGCCGCAGATAAAATAAGCAAAACAACCGCAACAGGGCTTGCTTCCGGTTCAGGAAAAGCAAAAACAGCCGGCGGAAAGATGACATCGGAATTTTCCAAAGGGATTACATCGAAGTCTGGAACAGCAAAATCAGCCGGTTCAAAAGTATCTAAAGCAGGTTCTTCCGGAGCAAGTGCACAGAAATCTTCTTTTGTATCTGTTGGTGGTAATTTATCTCTTGGATTAGCATCTGGTATCAGATCAAATTCCGGTGCTGTATCAGCAGCCGCAAGAGAAGCAGTGAGAGCAGCAGTTGCAGCCGCAAAAGCAGAAGGTAAGATTCATTCGCCATCTCGTGTCATGGAAAGTGACGTAGGAAAATGGATGCCGTTAGGAATGGCAGCAGGTATCAGAAAGTATACGAAGGATGTGGAAGATGCTTCTGGAGAGATGGCTAACGCATCGGTAGAAGCTACAGCAACAGCCTTAGGAATCCATTCTCCATCTCGTGTATATAAAGATGCGATCGGCAAGAATATTCCAGCAGGTGTAGCAAAAGGTGTCAGAGAAGGGCAGACAGAACTCAATGCAGAAATGAAGCTTTCTGTGAATGAAGCATTATCTGCAGCTAAGAGTGCATCGAAAAAAGGAAATTATTCCGATATTGGAAATAACCTTGTATCTGGAATATCCGAAGCACTCAACACAGCCAAGTCAAGATCATCAGAAACAGTACAAGAGATTATTGATCAGCAGACAAGTAAAGTTTCTTCAAAGCACGATACAGCAGAGAAAAATCTTCAAGATAAGATCAGTAAGACAAAAAATAAAAAGAAAAAAGCAAAATTAAAAAATCAGCTGAAAAAGTTAAAGAAGCAGAATGCTGCAGAAGAAAAGCAATTAAAAATTGCAGGAGAAAAAACGGCAGCAGCATACAATGAAGCATTTGAGAAAGAAGCTGATCGATTAAATAAGATTGCCCAGGAAAAGTTACAGGACCTGTCAGATGAATACCAGGAAGCGTATAACAACATCAAGAGCAAGATGGATAGTTTAACTGATAAGCAGCAGGCTTGGGGAAATATCTATAACCTTGATCAGAATATCATGGATATTGAAAAGTATCAGAAGAACTTGAAGTTACTAGAAAACAAGATTCCTGAATCTATGATGGAAAAGATTCTTGGAATGGATATTGATGCAGGAAACGCTTATATGGCATGGTTTCAGCATATGTCAGAAGCTGAACAGCAGGCTTACATTAATAAGTGGAATCAGCAACAGAGCATGTCCAAAACATTTTCTGAAAATTTCTTTGGAGATGATCTCGCAAAACTTCAAGCGAATTATGAATCTGAAATGAAAACAGTCACAGATGATCTGCAGAAAGAGATGAAACAGGCAGGAGTTAATATTGCTAAAGGGTTAACTGCAGGTATGGAAAGCGAAACCAGAAACCTCAGCAAATCCACGAAGAAAATCTGCCAGAATATTATTAAGACAGCCAAAAAGACACTTAAGATTCATTCCCCATCTCGAGAATTTGCAAAGATTGGTTCTTATGATATTCAGGGAGCAATCAAAGGACATGAAAAAGAAGCGCCAAATCTGTATAAACAAATGGGAACGATTTCTCAGAACATGGCGCAGAAATTTGCGAAAGCGAAGTTGAACGTTCAAGATATTCAGTCAAGGATGCAGGATGCGATTAACCTGCAGATGCAGACGATCACAACAAGGATGCAGCCGGTTGTGCAAACAGAATCATCTGATGGAGCGCCATCAGTAGTTTATACTGGGCCAGAACGAATTGAAGTTCCAGTGATCGTAGATGGACGAGAAATTACAAGAATGATTGCTCCGTATATGGATACAGAGCTGAATACGATTGCAACCAGAAAATCAAGAGGAGGTGTGTAAAATGGCAGGCGGAGCATTAGGAGTAATGATTGGAGAAAAACATACATTGAGAGATTGGGATCTTGGATGGACTGCGATTACTCTTGGTTTTCCGGAACCAAAAACTTATGAACAGGATATTCCAGGGGCAGACGGAACACTGGATATCACAGAAGCGATTACTGGCGGAGATGTGAAGTATAAAAACCGAAACATCTCTTTAGAGTTTGAAACTCCGGACGAAGATTTCTTTCAGTGGGGAATGTGCATTTCTGAAATTGCAAATAATCTTGTGGGTAAGAGAGTGAAGATCATACTCGATACAGATCCTAGTTTTTATTATATTGGAAGATTCACAATTGACGTTGAAAAAACTGACAGAGTAAATGGAAAGCTTGTGATTTCAGGAGATGTTGATCCGTATAAGTATGAAAGATATTCATCCCTTGAAGACTGGGAATGGGATACCTTCAATTTTGAAACAGACATTATAAGAGAATATAAGGGTATTAAAGTCAATGGAGAGTATCAGTTATGCATTCCAGGAAGAAGAAAACGGATCATTCCAGTTATTGAATGTAGTACAGCAATGAAAGTTAGTTACAATGGCACAGAATATTCACTTCTCGCAGGCAGAAATAAAGTGTTTAACATCTGGTTGACAGAAGGAGATAATATTTTAACGTTCAAAGGAACTGGCGTTATTTCAATTGATTATCGAGGAGGTAGTTTGTAAATGTATAGAGTATTGTGTGATGGAAAAGTGCTACATGATATTCGTGATCCAGATTATCATGTGCTTTCACCTAAAATCTCATTGGAACTGAATAAAACAGGAAATCTTGATTTTGGAATGCTTTCAACACATCCTCATGTAAATGACGTAAATAAACTAAAATCTAAGATTGAAGTATATGCAGACGATGAATTATTGTTTTCTGGAAGAAGTCTGACAAACGAACAAGACTTCAAAAACACTGGACAGATTTCCTGTGAAGGGGAGCTTGCTTTTTTGTTAGATTCAGTACAACGTGCGCATGATTATGGTACTGAAACAACAGAAATAGGTCAGGCAGATACGAATATTGAAATATTCAAGAGATTGATTGAAGAACATAACGCACAGGTAGAAGAAGCAAAGCGTTTTACAATTGGAGTAATCGATATAGATAGCGTAACCATTACAAAATTGTCTACGAACTATGAAAAGACATGGGATTTTCTTGGTTCTAATTTTTTAGGTAAATACGACGGCTATCTTCGAGTAAGGCATGAAAACGGAATCAGATATCTTGACTACGTAAAGCAATATGGGAAAGTAAGTAATCAAGTGATCCGTTTTGGAGAGAATCTGCTTGATCTAAAGAAGTATTCGAAGGCAGAAGATATTAAAACAGCAATCATCCCGCTGGGAGCAGTTGTTGATAATAAAAATGTCGATATTAAAGCGGCAAATGGCCATGATGGAACAGATTATGTATATAACCAAGAAGCGGTAAATTTATATGGATGGATTTATGATAAGGTTGATTTTTCGGATATTTATGATCCAGACACATTATTAGAAGAAGCCAAGAAATATCTGCAAACGTGTATCAATCTGGCAACTACAATTGAACTTACTGCAGTGGATCTTCATATGATTGATGTAGATATAAATTCTATCAGGTTGGGAGATCTTGTTCCTTGCATTTCTACACAGCATGGAATCATGAGCACATTCGGAGATGTGGGCACGTACTATCTTGTAAGTAAATATGAACTAGATCTTGAGAATCCAACAAATAATAAAATAACTCTTGGAAGAACAATCAGTACATTGACAGACAAACAGGTAAACGATTCTGTAAATTTAAAGGCTCAGATAAGTGAAGTTAGAACAGAAATGTACAACCTTCCAGGATTAAACCTGGAACCAATCACAAATTAAAGGAGAAAACAATGGCAGATAATAATTATCTTGATCAAAACGGTGTCTTATATCTCTGGCAGAAGATAGTAGCAAAGATAACGAATATGATCTCAGGAAAAGTAGATAAAGTAGATGGCAAAGGATTGTCTACAAATGATTATACAACAGTAGAAAAAACAAAGCTCGCAGGAATCGCGGAAGGGGCAAATAAATATGCACATCCTACGAGTTCAGGAAACAAGCATATTCCTGCCGGCGGTAGCTCTGGGCAGATTCTAAGATGGAGTTCAGAAGGAACAGCGGTATGGGGTGCGGACAGCAATACAACTTATAGTGATTTTAAAGGAGCCACGGATTCTGCATCCGGTACACATGGATTAGTACCGGCTCCAAGTACTGGACATAATGAAGCATTTTTAAGTGGTAGTGGTGATTGGAAACGATTAGATTTAATATTGGGTGTTAACCCTGAAAAGCATAAGATGACTATAGGATTGGGAAATAATACATCTTCCAACATCCTTATGCACACATCAGTAGAATTGCCAACTGCGGATGTTAGCATTCCAGGACTTATGTCCCACACAGATAAGGCAAAACTCGATGATCTTCCAACAAATGCAACCTTATCAAGCACATACGCAAAAAAATCCGATATTACTGGTGTGTATAAATATAGAGGGTCTGTGGCGACAGAAGATAAATTGCCAACATCTGGACAAACAACAGGAGATGTTTATGATATTGTAGCAGCGTCATCTTATGGAGCCGCAGGGATGAATGTTGCATGGAACGGAAAAGCGTGGGATGCACTAGGGGAAAAATTCCAAATATCTGCGATCACGAACACATGGATGGATACAAATCTTACATAAAGAATGGTGATTAGATGGCAAGTTATTTAGATGAAACAGGACTTTTGAAGCTGTGGAATAAAATAAAAAACTATGTGAGTAATCACACAGGAAACAAAAACAATCCTCACGGAGTCACAAAGTCTCAAGTAGGATTAGGAAGTGTTGAAAATAAATCCAGTGCAACAATAAGAGGAGAAATAACGGCATCAAACGTAAACACAGCGTTAGGTTATACGGCTGCAAAACAGACAGACGCAAATAAGGCGATTACAGGAATTTCTGCCAGTGGAACAACGCTTGTATTGACACAATTAGATGGAACAACAAAATATGTAACGGCAGAGCTTGTAAAAGGACAGATGATCTATTGCTGCAGTAATAGCGAAGATCAGATTTACTGTTGTTAGAACGAAAGGAGAAATAGAAAATGGCATATACAAAGAAAACATGGGTAAAGGGGAATACACCTTTGTCAGCAGAAAATTTTAATCATATGGAGCAGGGGATTGCGGATGCACACACAGATATTGCGCAGTTAAATTCTGACTTAAAAAATGCACTTGTAACTCAATATGTCGAATTGAATGGTACTGGAAACAACTATTTTTATGTTGATCGTAAACAAGGTTATCGCTTGAGTTCTGCGATATTGCATGTATATGATACTGGTTACATACGTGTTGAAGCAATATCTCAGGAGGTTAACAACGAGAATTGTTATGTTTTATGGACCAATATTAGTTATCCGAAAGATAAAAAAATTGGCTGTGATCTTGTATGGATTAAAGAAAACTTTCTATGGAATTAAAATATTTTGATTTGACTTATAGTATATAACTTCGCAAGGACATCCTTGATATGCATAAGGAACTTCTATCAAATATAATTCTTTTCCATACAATGCCATGCCTAATACATTGTATCGCCACTGATCATACTTTTTTACTCTTATAGCTATCGGTACCATATTATCGGACCAATTAGCATGTATGATACCTTCTGAGCTATTGGGTGTGGTCATATTGCCTATAATCTGTATTATGCTTTTCATATCAGAATTTAGCTGCGGAAGTCTACGAATCCTCCGCAGCGGAAAAGAGTATAATGCACACATAACACACAAAGGAGAAAGTATTATGCGTGACAGAATTATAAGTAACGTGCTAATCAAAATGGGCAATAGAATTAAGAAAAAAGAGCTAGATTATCTTGAAAATGTGCTGGTAGAAGAGTTCCGAGATGTACAGATTAAGAAAGAATCGACGGAATTGACGGAATACAATGACAGTTTAAGGAAGCTAAAAGATACGTTCCTTGCGACGCTGATCGTAGAAAACAAGTCAAATCGAACGATTGAGCAATATAATTTACACCTGACTCAGTTTACAGATTACTTTGTAGGTAAAGATATAAAGGCTATAGATGCAACAGATATTCGAAGTTTTTTGTATGCGTATAAACAAAGCAGAGGTATATCGAATTTATCTCTTAACAATAAGCGATCAGCGATATCTTCTTTTTTCTCGTGGTTGGTTGATGAAGAATATATTGATAAAGACCCAACAAGAAAAATAAAGAAAATCAAAGTAACAAAGAAAAAGAAGAAGGCATTTACAGCAGTCGAGATGGAACGTATACGTATAGCTTGTACAGACATAAGAGACAGGGCTCTTATAGAAATGCTTGCATGCACAGGTTGTCGCGTGTCTGAGTTAAGTAATATAAGCTTGAATGACGTAGATTTTCTGAGAAAGAAAGTACGAATTGTAGGAAAGGGAGATAAGGAGAGAACGGTATTTATTTCAGATACTGCTATGATTTATCTCAACAGATACTTAGAAATAAGGCAAGATAATAATATTGCTCTTTTTACATCTAAGCGATTTCCGTATGATCGATTACGAAAAGATGGAATTGAGCGAGTAGTAAGAGACCTTGGAAGGATGTGCAACGTGTATGCCCATCCGCACAAATTTAGACGGACATTATGCACAAATCTCATAATGAGAGGAATGCCATTGCAGAATGTTGCGATATTAATGGGACATGCTGACATAAATATGACTGCAAATGTTTATTATGATGCTTCAGATCGGGCGATTGAGTATGAATATATTCGTTATGCAGCTTAAAGAATAATAATCAATCTAATATATAAACTATTAAATCTGCTAAAAAGGGAAGGAGATTTTATTTTTATGCAAAAAATTAAATTTAGGAGCAGATCTCCGTGCAT